GCGGTGATGCACGATCAGCAGCCCGTCATCCACCACCACACCAACACCCAGGCCCAGTGGCTGGCGGTGGAGCACCAGCGCGTACGGTTCCAGTCTGTGGGGGACCATCAGGCGTTCCCATTGCTGCTGCAGCTGCTCCCATTCGCCGGCGGCGGCCATTGCGAACCACTGCGGGTCCAGGTCTGGCATGGCTAGGCCAGCGCTGCGGCGGACCTTGGCACACATCACCAGGCAGCAGATTCCTTGGCCGTCGTCAGGGTCGGCGCCGATCACGTGCGGGAGCTTGGCGCTTACCCAGGTGGGCCAGTTACTCATTGCAGCGTCAACGCCCCACTGGTCGGCAGCGCACCCACCAGCGATTGATTCAGCACCCTTCCGCCGGGTGCCTTGACGGCATCGAGCGGTGAGGCGAGCTGGAGTTTGACGATCGGCTCGCTGGTGTCGTGCTGCACCTGGCGGGTGGCCCAGTACTCCTCTGTGAGCAGCACGCCGAGGGACTGGTCGGCGCGGTTGACCAGCACCGATCGCACCTCCAGCAGCCAATCATCCCGGCTGGCCTCGCTGAACACGTTCAGGCTCAGATCAGACGTTGGCGCGGCGATCACCGCCTCAGAGCGATCACCGCCGCGGGTGCTGGAGTTGGTGGCCACCGCCACCGGCAGGTAGGGGTAGTTCTGGCCGTTGTGCGCGATGGTCTGGCCGATGAAGTAGTTCTGCGCCAGCCAGGCGGTGTAGCTGCCGTCGCGGCGCTTGAACCTGAGGAAGTTGCAGATCTCCATCAGCCGATGCCTGCCTGACGGCGAGTGCTGGGGTTGTTGGTTATCCGTTTCTGGGCCAGGGCGGCGCCTTGCTTGGCCGACTCGCGGCCGATCCGTTGCGCTTCGTCCCTGGTGACGAAATCGAGCTCACCGATCCGCACGGTCTCGAACTTCACATCGATCACGCCGGCGCCACCACCAGCCGCTGCGGATCCATCCATGCCGCCACGCTGGAACGGCACGGACAGGCCGCTGCTGCTGGAGCCGTTGCCCTGCTGTGAGGCCTTGCCTGATGCGGTGGCAGCAGTGGCCTGGAACGGCACCTGCAGGCCGCGCAGGCTCGCGTTGTTGATCGCCTCCAGCGCCTCGGTGGCCTCAGCTGGGATGATGGTCCCGGCCTGGTACGGCACGAACAGCTCGGGGCCGTTTTCGCCGACTGGGTACGGGCGACCGGCGGAGACACCACCGCCGAGGGCGCGGCCGAATCCTGATGGGTCGAAGCTCAGGCCTGGCGAAAAGCTGCCGACGCTCTCCAGCGGACCCGATGCCGCGAAGTCGCCAGCACCACCGGGTATTGCAAACATCCGCGCAATCCCGATCGCGATGTACTGCGCAATCATCCGCTTGGCAGTGTCGATCAGCGCGTTGGCGATGTCGTTCAGGAAGTCAACAAACACGTCCTTTGCTGACTTGGTGCCGGCGATCATCTCCGCCATGCCACGGGTCGCCAGGTCGGCCGCTGCATCCGCTGCCTGGCCGATTGCCGGGTACTTCTCCAGCATCTCCTGCAGCTGCGCGTTCTGCTGCTCCAGCTCGTTGAATGCTGTCGGTGCAGCCGCCTGCTGGGTGATGCCCTGCATCATGCGGGCACGCTCCACCATGATGTCGTTGATCTCCTGCTCCGCCTTTTCGCGAGCATTTGTCAGCGCATGTTGACGCTCTGCCTCGATTCGCGCCAGCTGCTGCTCTGCGTTGTACTCAATCCCCAGCTCCAGCAGTCGCTCGGACAGGGTTTCAAAGTCACGCTTGATCTGGTTGTGGCGATCGTTGATGTCGTTCTGCTCAAACGCATACTCCAGCCGGCGGCGATCGTAGTCAGTGGTTACCCTCAGCAGCTCGCTTTCTTGGTTGAGCTTGGTGACGGATTCGGTTCGTGCTTCGACGAACTTCTCTAGGTCGGCGGTGGCGGCTTGCTGTTGTTGCTGGAGCTGCTCGGCGGCCTGGGCCTGGGCCTGCAGCTGGGATGCGAAATCGCCCAGTCCCGCGCCAGGTCCGGTACCGGAAATCTCGTTGAACACCTGGCGGGCGTTGGCCTTGCGCTCGCCCAGTGCTTTGATGCCGCTGCGCTCGTAATCACGATCGAACACCACCGCCGCCTCTTCTGGCGTGGTGGTGCGCCGCAATGATGCAAGCGCTCTCGATTCTGCGCCCAGCAGCTCGCTGACCATGAACCTCAGCTGAGTTTGCATATCACCGGCCGCAGCGCCGCCGCCAGCGAATCGCACTAGGTCGGTTTGCCGGCTGCCGGTCCACTGCGCAAGGCCGTAGCCGCCTACGCCACGGGGCAGTCCCACTGCGCCGCCCTCGTTGATGCGTGGGTTGAGGCCTGATTCCCTCATCAGGTTGCCGACCACGCCAGCAGACTGCGCCGGGGTGATGTTCAGCGCCTGCTGCAGGGATTTGGCGATCTGCGCGCCGATGGATTCGGCGGCTGTTTGGGTGCTGCCGCCACCTCCACCGCCGCCACCTCCACCGCCGCCACCGCCGCCAGCCCCAGGCCCAGCCGCAACCGTCGCGCCGATCGGGGTGCCGATGGCGTTGGGCGCGGTCCCTGAGCCAGGCGGTGCCACTGCACCAGCGCCGCGCCCACCGAACATGCTTTCTTGCCAGCTGCCAGGCTGCCGCCGCCGGTCAACCGCCGCACTCGGCACATACGTCAACCCGCGCCGCTCCGCCATTGCGCGGCCGGCCGCTTCGGCATCGCGCACGCCCACCAGGCCGGTAAGCAGCTCATCGAGGCCCTCGATTGCGAACTTCACGCCGATCACAATCAGGCCGAGCTTGCCCAGCTTCGTCATCACGCCCAGCAACGCAGCCGCCTTGCCGGTGGCAACAGCTGATGCAGTGCCGGCTGCTGTTGCCGCGCCTGTGTAGGCAGTCAGCGCGGCAGTGGCTGCTTTGATGCCGCCAATCGCGCTGATAGCAGTGGCCAGGCTTGCTATGCCAACAGCTGCAACAGTTGCAACTAATCCAACGTTCTTGATTGGCTCAGGCAGTTTATTAAACTCCTGCAGCAGTCTGGTTGCAGCTTGCGCTAGAAGTATTGCTGTAGGCAGCAAAGCCTCTCCTAATTGAATCTGTAGCTCTTGACCAGCAATCTGTAGGTTTTTGAATTGCTGCGCTGGACCTTTCATCGCCTCGGCCAGCTTCGGGGCGCCGTTGATCTCGATTCCGCGCAATGCTTCTATCACGATGTCGCCGGTGATCTTGCCTTCTTTGGCCAAATCGCGGATCTGGCCGATTGGAACACCCATCACCTCAGCGATTCCCTGCACAACTGCCGGGGTCTGCTCAAATACGCTGTTGAGTTCCTCTCCACGCAGTACGCCGGTGCCCAGCGCCTGGCTCAACTGCAGGAATGCTGCACTGGCCTCTGTGGACGTGGTGCCGCTCAGCTTGGCCGCCGTGTTGAATCCGTTGTAGACGGTGTTGATCTCCTCCAGCGTCAGGCCAATCGGCCGCAATCTGGCGTAAATCTGGGCAAACTCCTGATTCGCCTGAGTCTGTGCTACGCCAAACTTGTCCGCAGCAGCAGTAGCTGCAGCCTGCACCCTGCTGTAGTCATCCAGGCCCTGCGACAGCGACCGCAGCCGGCGCTCTGATTCCTCGCTGGCGACCACAGCAGTCAGTGATCCACCTATTGCGCGACCAGCGCCGATGGTGGCCAGGCTGGCGGCCAAGCCAGCCGCCAACTTTTGGCCCAGTGAAGCGCCGGCTTTTTCTGCAGTGCCGTCCAGGCCGCGCAGCTTGGCCTCCAGTTTCTGGACCTCTGCGCCGTACCGTTGAAACTCCCGACTGCCGATCTTCGCCTGTTCCTGCAGGCCGCGGAATGCGCCGATGCTGCTACGGATCCCGGCGATCGTGTTGCTGTTGGCGCGGGCGTAGTTATTGGTGGCGACCTCCAGCCGCACCATGTCCATCCTGGTGGTCTGGCCGCCCTTGCCCAGATCCTGCAGCGACCGTTTGACACGATCAATATTCCCGGCGCCCTTCACCTCCGCGCTCAGCCGGATGGCAGTGTCCAAGTTCATGCGGCTCATTTGTTATCCGGTCGCCGTCCCTCAATTCAGGCTACGGATCGTTGCTTCCACATGTACGAAACCACCAGCCCACCGTCAGCGCACCTGCTGCTCACTGGCCGATCGCCTCGACTTGGCAGTTTCATCCACGCACGCAATCCATTGGGCGAAACACATGGCCAGCACTGAAAAACCACCCGTCAAAGCCCGTGAAGTGTGTGTGGGAGGGCTCCCCATGGGAGCCGATGTCACCTGAGTGACTTCCTGCTGACACCGCAAGCGGCCAAGGGCAGGCGTTTAGGGTCTCCAGCTCCAACACCGGCGACCGTCCCCAGATCATACAGCAAACAGCCCCAGCTGTGACGCTGATCCGCTGACTTGTTTTCGTTTTGATGCCTGCTGCGGCCGCAGGGGCAGCTCGACGACGTGGCAAGTCGTCAGTTCCATCTGATGCTCACCAGTCAGCGCCAGCGGTGCCGGTGCCAACGGGATCTGCGCATCAGGCCGCGCACGCCTCAGGATGTTCACCGCTGCGTTGTGGTCCGCGTTCATCGTGTGCCCGCAACTGGTGCACCTGAACAGCTCCTGGCTTAGGCGGCTGGCAGGGTCAACCACGCCACAGGCAGGGCACCCCCTGCTGGTGTTGGCAGGATTCACGCGCTCCACCGTGCGGCCCAGGTCGGCCGCTTTTGCCTCCAGCATCGTGTAGAGGCCCCCAATGCCTGCGTCGAGCAGGGAGCGATTCAGGCCACCTTTCGCCGCTGCGTTGTTCGACACGTACCCGGTGCCGTCTTCATTTGGCTTGGGCGCTGGCCGTCGCACCATGTTGGCCAGCTTCAGATCCTCGATCACCACCGTTCCGTAGGTGCGCAGCAGGTAGGTGGTGGTCTTGTGAGCGAACAGCTTCCGCGTGCGCCGGATCCGTTCGTGGAGTAACGCCACCTTCGCCACGGTCTTGCGCCAGTTCGCGCTGCCTTTCTGCTGCCGTGCCATCTGCTGCTGCAGCCGCTTCAGCTTGCGCAGCCCAGCAGCCAGTGCCGCTGGCCCGTCGATGTGCTTGCCGCTACTGGTGGTAAGCGTGTGCTTGACGCCAGCATCAACGCCAACCGCCAGCGCCGTCTCGCGCACCTTTCGCGCCGCCACGTCGCCCACCAGCAGCAGGTACCAGCCGGAGGGCTCGCGGCTCACCCTGAACGTGCAGCACTCCAGTCCTTCAGGCCAGCGCCGGCCATCGCGATTCCCCTTGATCCGAACCTCTCCCAACACTGGCAGCTTCACGCGGTCGCCGTGCACCGCAGCGGTCCTCTTGCAGTCCTGGTCGCTCAGGGTGGTGATCGGAAAGCGCTCAGACTTGAACTTGGGCATCTTCCGCTTGCCCTTGCGATACTCAGTCCACGAAGTGGCCAATGCCTTCAACGTGCCGCGCAGTAAGTTGTTCGGGCAGCCCTGCAGTTCTGGCCAGTTGGGGTGGTTCTTCTTTGCAAAGAACGACGCCAGGCTGAAATAGCTGTCATTGCTCAGCCGTGGCTGCCGATAATCTTGCGGGATCGGGCAGCTCAGGCCCGCCCGGCGATGCCGCCTGATGCTGCTGTACGGGATGCCCTGCCAGCTGCCGTCGTCGGCCTTCTGCCAGCGGTACTCCCACGGCACCGGGCAGCAGGGCGCCATGGCCTTGTCTCCCTTGTTGTAGTGGCTGAATGCCGCCAGCTCTTGGAGCAGCACTAGGCCGTAGTTCCAGACTCGGCGGTTGAGCAGGAGCCAAGCGTCTAGCTGCTGCTCCTGCGAGCGGGTCGGGTATAGTCTGAACTCAAGTGTGCGCACAACGCCCACGCATCTGACTCAGATCATACTACAATCCGACTATGGCAGAAGGTGTTCGGCTGCAGTTCGTTCTCCCCACAGGCCTTGCTGACGCCCTCAAGCGTCGCGCAAAGCTTGAAGGGCGCACTGTCTCCAGCTTGGGCGTCTTCCTGCTGGAACTTGGCCTGCGCCAGATTCCCCCGCTAGAAACGGGCTCGCCTGGGTTGGACCGGGAGAGTTGAAACGCCTGCCTCTGGCCCTCGGGCGTCAACAGGAAGCTACATCAACAGCATCGGCCCTCATGGAGGCCCTTCACCCCCGTGCAACAACCAAATACTCCCGCTCCAACAGCCGCAGATCCTCCAAGATCCACACCCGATGGGAGCGTTTCACGCCCTCGTCCTTGGCGCACTGGATGAACACCCCATAATCGAGCCCAGTCGGACCGTTCATCCCGACCCGCCACTGGGTCTGCATCTTCAGGAACCACGCCACCGCCTCCACGTTCTCTGGCAGCAGGCCGAACGTCGCCGGCTTCGCCTCGACATCAGGCACCGCCAGGCCGAACACCGCCGCAGCATCGGCAGCGTCCTTGCCGTCGTCAGCATCACCCTTCGCGGCGCCAGCGAGGAACCGCGCCGCGTCGATCAGTTTTTGCGCGGAACCCTCCAGCCTTCGCTGCCGACTTCTCAGACGGCTGGCCCAGGCTCTCCAGCCATGACTTGAAGATCGCGGCAGCGGCGCCCTGGATCCGGTAAAGCTTGGCCTTGGCGCCGTCGCTGTACTCGATCGGTTCGCCATCCTCGCCGATCACCTCCTCACCCCAGCCGCACAGCACCTGGTCGGCCAGATCCTGGTACGTGCACGGCAGCGGGTCGCTCAGTGCGCCCTCGTCCTTGTTGTAACCCTGCAACGCCTCGATTCGTTTCCGCATCGCAACCAGCATCTGATTGTGCTGATCCTGCAGATCCTGCGCGTCCTCCTCATCCAGCGTCAGGAAGTGCGCGGTGAACCTGTAGGGCTTCTTGATGCCTCCCTTGGCGGGCAGGTCAACACTCACCGGCCATTCGATGTGGTCGGGCTGGTACAGGTGGAACATGGTGGATCAGAAGAAGATCAGGCGGGTTTCGTCGTTGCCAGCTGCAGCATTTGGCAGCGCGGTGAATGGGATCTGGAGCATGTCGATCCCGTCGGAATCGCTGAACGACAGATCACCACTGATCGCGGCCTTGGCGCAGCCGAAGATGGAGCTTTCGGTGGCCGTCGTGCCCTGCTGCACAACGAACGGGCCATCGCTGGCGCCGCTGTTGTCGGCTGCAGCGGTGAAGAAGTTCTTCGTGGCGACAGGGGGATTCTCGATCGTGATCGTGCCGTTTGGGTTGGGACGGTCGGTGATGCTGGCGTGAGGCTCGCAGCCGATCAACGAACGGAAGCTGGTGGTCAGCCCCCAGTCGAAGCTGAACCCTTCAGAGCAGGGGTTGAAACCCTGGAACCGCAGCCCACGGGTGTGACGCGGGGTGATGGGAACAGGTTCGGCCTGGTTGCTGTAACTGAATGCCTCCGACGCCTTGGCGGTCGGGGTCACGTAGCGGCCGATGCCGGTGATTGTGAACGTGCCGTAGCTGTTCAGCGGGCCATTCAGGGCCGGGGTGCCGCGGAATCCCTCGATCCGGTGCACGTTGGAGTCCTTCACCGCCACGATGGTGCAGCTGCTGCCGTTGCCAAACGTGCTGATCGGCTGCAGCAGGGACAGTGCGGGGATCTTGTAGCCGACAGCGCCGCCGGTGAACGATGCGCCGGATGGGATCACGGTCACCGTGCGGGTGGCGCCGTCGTGCGCCACGATCACGCCCTTGTCGCCAGAGTTGGGGCCGCTGGTCAGCTCGATCGGGAAGAACAGGTAGGCGTCGCTCGCCGGGTTGTTGATGGTCAGATCCGCCAGGGTGAGCGTGTTGGCGCCGCCAGCGGTGGCAGTGCCGGTGATTTCAGCCGATGCAGCCAGGTTCATGCCGGCGGCCTGCAGCAGCGGCGAAAACCGTGGCGCGGTGGCAGCGACACCAGAACCGCCCCACTCGAAGGTGATGGTCACCGCCACGTGCTCATTGGTGAGCGGCTGACGGTCAGCGCCGAGGAACCCCTTGATCACGTTCCGCTCCACGCGGGTGCCGGTGATCGGGTTCACCTCCAGGGACACGATCTTCACCGCGTCGGTGTTGGCGATTGCGGTGTCGAGCGTTCCGTATCTGGTCTCGGCCTTGACCAGCGCGAACGTATTGCGGATCAGGAGAGCCATCAGACTTTCGGTGCGGGTTTGGCAGGCTTC